ACAGGCTGCAGTAGCAAGCGGCCCCGAGTCATCCCTTCCGGGTTGAGAACAGTGCTCGCCATGTACGAAAAAGGCACATGGTGCCATGTACGTTGAACGTACCCTATATAACTACTTATATCAAACAGATTCATTACTCATATTCTTATAGATCTTTAAAGACTGTATTACAGATGCTGTTTAGAGAAATTGTTTCTCCAGAGACTGTTTCCGCAAACCTATACCAAAAACGCAGAGAAAGGCAGAAGGCTCTATAAACAGTCTCTCGCGCGGCGGGCGGCCCGGTCGCTGCACGTATGGAAGTAACAAGGCGTCCGGACTCTTCCGGGGTACACAACCCCTCACCAGACCGCTTAACAATCGCGCCACGTGTCTCTGTGTGCGATTGGCATAGGTTGTACGTGGCTGCTAGGCAGGGTGCGGCGTAGTATGCAGCCACGTCTTACAACTTGTATCTTGTAACCCGTAAGTCATTGATTCTTGAAAGACTGAAAATAAATTTGCATCGTTCGTTGGTTTTTGCCTAAAAAATCTGTCTGTGAGTAATAGGGGGAACAATAAGTTCCTTTCCTGTTCCAGCCCAACAAATCACCTTTAGGAGGCAAGCCATGTCCAACTTACTTATGCAGGCCAATGCCGTTCACGGCTTCTGCGCTTGGTTTGCCTCCCTGCCTCCACATAGCGACGGCATTCACCGAGAATTCAACGATCAACTCCTCCATGTCCTCACTATCTACGAGTCTGAACTGGACCGGCAAAATGCTGGTGATCCCGCATCACAGGATTGGTTCCAGTTGGTCGCGCTCGACGCCCAATTGGCAGAATTGCTAAAGGAAGAACTGCTCGAACTCTATCCAGAACTTACTGCTTACGACACCAATGACGAACCTCAGACGATTCACCAGATGATTGCAAGGTTGCTTTCCGATGCTGTGACTCGGTTTGAAGCTTCGCAGACTGAGATGGCAGCATATCTGGAAAAGCCCGTGCTTCCGGGTGTCCTTGACGATTTGCTTCGGCGAATTCAGGGAACACAAGAGGCAGCATAACTGCATTCACCTTTGGCGTAGCGATTACTGCCAGAGTGGGCAGGCGACCTGGATATAGCAGAGCGTGCATTGCACACGGTCTTTGCATCTGCCGGTCACCTGCCACAAATCTAAACACACAAACACAATTTGAGTTTGACCGGGGTTGCTCTCTCGCTTCCTCCGGTCTGGGCAGCACATTTGCGGTTTAGTCCTCCGCGTGCTGCCCTTTTCTATTGGTGCGTCCTCTGCACGCACAAAACAATCACGACGTAGAAGGCAATAAGGAGAATTTTAAATGGCGATTTTAGGGTGCTTCGGTGAAGACATTGACTTTGTGTCGATAGGATCGGCTGGTCCGGCTACCACGGCGGGAACATTCAGGACAGGCTTTGCGCGCTGTTCTATCCATATGCCGCCAGGAAACTCCAATCTACCTGCGTTTACTTACCCGTTTCCAGGTGGTGCGGTCACGACCGCTAGTATGGCTCTCCAGTATATGGTAAGTCCTAATTCTGCCACTGGGGTAAGATCTGCAGCGTTTGCTTCTAGTACAGGAGGTGGAACTATAGGATTCGGTCTTTCTGGTGCGTCGTCAAGTAAATGGTGTATTTACAAATTTGACGGAACAACGAGGACTGAATTAGCGGTTGAACCCGGTGCAGGCTCGGTGCTTGGTAACACGTTGCTGCGGATTGATTTCATGGTTGTAAACTATGGGACCAGCGCAACTGTAAACTTCTACGTCAACGGTACATCGATTCTCACGTACACAGGTAACATTACTGTCTCAGGTACGACGAATTTTGATTCGGTAGTAATATCTCCAGCACCTAGCGCAGGTGGCGAGGACCAGAATTATTCTGAAATAATTGTCGCCGACACCGATACTCGCGGATTCCAAGGTCTTCAAGTCTTGGCACTCACAGGTGCGGGAACCACAAACAGTTGGACGGACCCCACCTACACCGATATCAATGGCATATCCTTTTCCGATGCTAATCCTGCTTATGTGGATACAACTGGAGCAGACCAGCAGTACACGGTAACGACTCCGACTCCCGCAGTGTACTCAGTCGCCGGTGTTGTGATCAGTGCTCGAATGGCGGTTGGTAGTGGTTCAGTCCCTACGCAGGTAAAACTGGGTTATAACTCTGGTGGAACGGTCGGGTTTGGCACAGGGGCAGCAAAGACACCGACATCTGCCTATCAGACTTTTCAGCAGATAGACATGATCAATCCTGTGACCGGCGTTGCGTTCACACAGAGCGATCTGGCTGCTCTCCAACTCGACCTTCGTTCGGCATAGCCTATGGCAATCAATACTGGAGTAAACGCAAGCAAGGCCCTTGGCTACACCGTCCTCGCTAACCCCAAGGGCGCAGACGCGAGTAAGGTCGTCGCATACGCTGTTCTGGATAAGCCTGCGGGAATGAATGTCGACAAGTTGGTAGCGTATGCGCCGCTGGTGTCTGTTAGCGCGAACGTACCCTCTTGGGGCGCGGTCACTTTCCCAGATGCAATTATCAGTAATTTCTATTACCAAGGATGGGATTTGAACCCGGCTGCACTGCCAACTTCGTTCTCAATCGTGAGCGGGTCACTGCCACCTGGATTCGCTCTGACAAGCGTTGGCGGAACTGACCAAGGCAACATATCAGGTGTTTGCACAGTGCTGGGCGCATACACGTTTACGATTCGAGCCACGAACACATATGGCACTGCAGACAAGACCGTCACCATGAATGTAAACAACCCTGCTCCCGGTACTGGTGGTGGCGGGTCATACGTGTTCATTGGTTAGTTAGCTTTTCCTGTGCCTTGGCTGCCAAGCGTTGGAGTTCTTCGACTCGTTGCATGGCAGCCGTAAGCACTTCTAGGCGGTAAAGGAGAAGCCGACAAAGTTCGTCGCAATCGAAGGACAACGTGTCATCGCGGTCATGAGATACGACTCTCGCTGTGAACACGACCGAATTTATAAAAGGAAGTTTCACGCGATATCGAGAATCGTGGCACGACTTGAGATCGCGAGATGTGATCGTGCGCACAGGAGAATCACATGGGCGGTATCGTTTGCAAATGCACCGTGAACCTTAACAATGTCGACAAAAGGCTCTTAGATGTCGAGCCGAAAATTGCTCGAAAACTGCTTCGGAAAGCGTTGAAAACTGTCGGAGAATTTTGGGTGCCGGAAGTTCAGAGCAGAGTGCCCACGCTCGAAGGAGACCTGAAGGAGAGTATTCACGCGGTTGTACGGACGCGGAAGGCGAGCCAGAAGAGCGACGGATTGCCTACAGGATCGGTAACTGTGGGACCGTGCTATGGAACTCCCAGGACTGATGGTCGACACAGTTTTGTGCCCGCGATTTACGGAATGTGGGTTGAGTTCGGCGTCCGAAGCAAGCCGAAATACCCCGCGCAACCATTCATGCGGCCAACTTTTGACGCTACGGTGACCAGTGTCATCGAGTTGTTTGCCGAGACGCTGAGGTCTGGTCTCACGGATGCACTCAAAGACTGAATTGCCGTAAGCATCATAGAATCAACAGCGTATAATACCCCGGTTCAGTGATAGGGATAGGGGGTCTATAAGATACATGTTATCAACGACTTAGGGACCGCCGCTCAGTCGCGAACGCACACACACAATGTTTATTCGCAGGAATCAGTAATGTTTGTTCGCAGGAATCAGAAATGCGATCATCTGGAAGTAGCGTGTTTTCAATAGCTTATAGCTTATTTGCAACTGCTCTATAGTCGCACACAAACCGCCCATAAGCAAGCGATTTCCGCCCTGAATAAGGGCCTAAAGCAAAGGATTCTATGAGAAGGAAAAGTGCCAGTGAAAAGAAGTTGCAAGGAACGTACCAGCCGTATCGAGAGAAGAAACGGCTCCAGTTTGAGACCGCGAACGGTGTAGAAATCAAGGCACCTGCGTTTGTCAGAGCAAACAAACTGGCGCATGCGGAGTGGAAGAGTCTAATTCCTCATCTGCTTTCAGAGAACGTCTTGAGGCAGACTGACATCAGTATTTTAGCGAACTACTGTCTAACTTACTCAAAATGGCGTCAAGCTGCTCTCGATGTGGAAACGAATGGCCAAACAATTCTGGTGACCAGCAGTACGAGGACAGGTTCCTGCACCAAGCCTGTAATCAATCCATCTGTGCGAACAGAGATTCTCTACTCTGCGTGCGTCAAGATTGGAACTAAGCTAGGGCTCAACCCTTTGGACAGAAGCAGAATCGAAACTCCAGAGGCAGAAGACGACGGTCGAGACCCGTTTGAGAAGTTCCTCGACGGGGACGATGACGACCCGGAATTAGCCTACCTGGAGCTACCTCGAAACAAGCAGAACTAGCTTCCTTCCTGGCATGCACCCATCTCCAAAAAACATTCTGAGTTCTGCAACATCCTGAGCGCGATGCACACATTCTCGCGTCCGCGACCCGTCACGCACCAAAACACATCTCGGAGAACAGAATTGAGCACAGAGCCGGAAACAGAGCGAGCAGAAAACCCATATCGAGATATCGAATATTTCGTGGACAGTCGGAAATTTCGAGTAAAGATTCCTGATTCAAATCGAACTAGAACTAATTGCCCCACATTCGACACACTTGACGAGGCGATTGCAGCACGCGACGATATCGCCGCACGGCGCATCGATTCTCAGTCACCTTTCGGAAAAAGACTCACACGGACTTTGCCCCCATTGAGTCAGGAAATCGAGCTTCGCGATTCTCGGGGGCAGGAAGTGGAAACAGCATGAGTAAGAAATTAAGAAAACATCGAAACGAGAAGTACGTGTATACACTGCGCCGCAGAAATTTGAAATTCGCAAAAATGCAGACGGGTCACGGAGTATCGGCGGTTACGCAGCTGTCTTCGAATCACTCAGCGAAGATTTGGGCGGCTTCAAAGAAAAGTTGCGGCGTGGATGTTTTAGCAAATCGCTCTCGCAAACGTATAAGGACCCGCTCTGCCTATACGGTCATGACGGAAATCAGATTTTAGGTCGTGTTTCGTCTGGAACGCTTACTCTCACCGAAGACGAAGTCGGTCTGAAGTTTGTTTGCAAGCTGCCCGACACATCTGTTGCACGAGACCTAACAGCTTTGATGTCTAGAGGCGATCTGAAATCTATGTCGTTTGGGTTTACCCCAACGTCTGACGATTGGGACGAGGTCGGGGGCCAGATTATTCGTACTCTTCTGGAAGTTACGCTGTTTGAGGTAAGCGTTGTCGGACAACCCGCGTATACAAGCACAGTCGTAGATCTCCGCTCGGCACCAAAAGCACTACGCAGCAAGTTGAAGCGGGACGACGACGAAGATGAATCAGACGACGACATTTGCGATCCGACCTCGCCGAACTATGACCCAGATGCATGTGACGACGATGACGATTCCGAAGAGGATCGTTGCTCTTGCGAATGCGCACAGTGTGTCGCAGGTAACTGCGAAGACTGCACCGATACTGATTGCGACTGCGACGAATGTGACGACTGCCCGATGCAGACGCGAGCAGCACACCTTGCACTTCTAAAGCGCCGAATGCGCTAGCACCCCAAAAACAATTCTCGCAACATCCTAGGCCACGGTGACCGCACCCGTGCGTCTGCGCATTCACGCGTCTTCACCCCATAAAGGAAACCAAGATTACATGCATACGATTACGAATCTGAACCAAAAGAAACAATCATTAATTTCAAAAGCGACCACCCTAGTGGAAAATGGCTTGAATTCTGCAGAAAGCAAAGAGCAGCATCGTTCGCTTCTTAAGGAAATTGACGGCACACAGGAACATATTGACCTCTTGTCGCACTGTGAGCGGGTCATGCCTGCAGAATTGCTAATACCCGTCGCTCCATCCGTCGCCACTCCTGCTCCCGCCGTTATCACACAGCGCGATTCAAAAGAACACAGGGCCAAAGTCAACTCTGCAGCCCGTACATTTTTCCGAAAGGGCGCTGAGGCTCTGAATGCTGAACAGAGAGCGTTGCTCACAACCTCTGACACAGCGGGCGGAGCGTTTGTCAGCCAGTCGTTTGATGATGCGTTCATTGAGGCTAGCAAATTCTTTGGACCAATCTACAACCTAGTCCATCGCAAAGATGCAGAGAACGGTGAGCCAACAAAATTCGTGGTGACGGACGGAACGAACCAAACTTTCAGATTGCTCACGCAGGGAACAACGTCTGCAAGCAGTGGTGCCCAGCAGCCCACAATTTTCTCGACCATCGCCAATACAGACACTCTGATTTCCAGTGTGATCTATTCCATTCAGGAATTGGACGATGCATTTGATTTGAACTCGTTCCTGACCCGCATCGCAGGTACTGCAGTTTCGCGTGCACGTGAGACGGCCATCACGGTCGGCACCACAAACGACGGATCGAACACAGCGTTACCAAATTGTCCCGTTGGCGGATTGCTAGGTGCGGTAACTACTGGTGCGACCACTGCGACCCTCGCCGCTGGAATTGGTTATGACGATCTTGTCGCACTTGGAGGCAGTGTCGACCACAGTTATTACCTGGCAGGCGCGTATATGGCCAGCCCATCTGTGCACACTTACCTGCTCTCTCAAAAAGACGCGATGGGAAGGCCCTACTATCTCGTCGATTCAGCAACTGGATTGCTGATGATCAACGGCAAGCCCCTGTACGTGAATGCGGCCATGCCTGCCTACAACGTAGCCTCAAGCCCCGTTGTCCTTTTTGGCGACTACAGCAAGGCGTGGAACGTCCTGAATGCTGGTCTGCGTTTGACAACGATTGGCAACAATGACGAAAGCGCTGCTCTTAGCTACCTCACTCGTGAATTGATCGTGTGGACGCGTTTGGGGCAGAGTGCCGGATTGTCATCGGCAGTGAAGGCCCTGGTAACGGCCAGCAGTTAAAAGCAAAAAACTTTTGATAACCAAGCGGGCAGATGCTTTCACAGGTCTGCCCTTGCTTTTTGGTTCCCGTAAATAAGGAGAAATTTTGAGCAGAAATAAATTCGTAGAGTATGAGCGCGGCGAAATTATCGGCAGTACTTCGATAGATAAACGAGATTCGGAAAAAGCACGAAAATGGAACAAAGCTATCGATTCCAAGCTGAAAAAGCAGCGCAACGAATGGCAACTTATCCCACCGTCAAACATGACCATCATCCTGCACAAAGATGCTGGTGCTGTTCCTGCTGGTCTTGTGTTATCTATGCCCCACGAAATCGGACGCGTGATTCTTCACAAACGTTTGGGGAAAATCCTTCAGCACGACGTGGCTATAGACGCGGTGATAGATGGAGACATTGAAGGCGCAATCGAGGTGATGGGGTGGTAATAACCGATGATGTCTTAACGCTGGACCAAGCCGCTGCACTTCTTAAGTGTCACCCAGTCACCCTGAAACGATACGCGATCAAAGGCGCGATTCCTGGTAAGAAGCTAGGAAGCCTCTGGCGCTTTTCACGTCAGAGGCTCATGGAATGGTTGCAGTCGAATTAGTTGAGCAACTTCTTGACTAGTTTGTCGTGTGCCTTCCTCATGTCGTCTGTCAATGCAGAACCGTAAATATTCATCGTTGTTGCAACGTCGGAGTGTCTGAGCAAGTCCTTCTGAGTTCCTACCGCTGCTCCACCACTGGACAGCCATGTTCGGCAAGCATGTCTCAGGGAATGGAATCCGACGTTCCCAAGTCCAAGTTCTTTCGCGACCGGCTTCAGTCCCTTAGCCAGCAACATTGACGCGGAACGTGGTCCTCCCGTTACCGGAGAAGGGAACAGCCATTCACTACCATTCGTTTTGGGTTTGTAATCATTCAATATTTTTAGAAGGGGTTTAGCGAGGGGAAGCGGAGCTTCAGATGCTGCTGTTTTCGTCTCGCCAAGTTGACCGTGTGTGAACTTTCTGACGATGGAAAGCGTCTTGGCTTCCTCGTCGATGTCTTCCCACTTCAAGGCTACAAGCTCTGAGATGCGCAGCCCGTACGCAGCGGCCACCATCACCATTACGTCTAGTGGCTCTGGTAGATGTTTCAATAAACGCTTGAAATCAGCAACGGAGATTTGAGCAAGTTTCTTTATGCGCTTCCCTGAACTGGCACCCTTGATTTTAATGAGACCCATCGGATTTGATTCGGGAGGCATGAACTCGTGAAGAGCGGCAAAGCGGAAGCAGACCTTCATGACTGAGCGGATGTTGCGCTTCGTAGTGGGATTGAGCGGGAGAGCCTGAATCCAGTCGTCAATGACGAGTGGCTTCATGTCTCGTATCGGAGTCTGAGCAAACCGGGGTTCGATGTACTTGCGGAGCAGATACTCGTTCGTCTCGTGGGCACTCCACTGAAGTGTCGGAAGATGCTTTGACCGATAGATTGCAACCACTGCGCTGAACCTTGAGTCTGCCTTCTCTCCACCGGTACCGGAGTTGATTTGCGAGACAGTGAGTTCAATCGCTTTGCGAACGTCCTTCTCAGTTGGGTACTGGCTGCAATCAAAAATCTGTGTACGCTGGTATCGTTTACCATCCTTCACTTCACTAAATCGAACCTGCCAAACGTAGCCGTTGGCGCGTTGAAGTTTTGAGATGCTACCCTGTTGATACCGTGATTTTCTCGTTCTCACTTTCGCCCGCCTCATTCGTATTTGGTTGTGCTGTCCGGCACGGGATCATTATACGCATGGTGAGTTATAGTGAGTACGATAATCATGGTATGTCTGCAAGCTATTCATTCTAAACGTGGCCCCGTAGCTCAGATGGATAGAGCATCGGTTTCCTAAACCGCAGGTCGGCTGTTCGAATCAGCCCGGGGTCACCACCCTCCAACATCCCCAAAACAGCC